CAAGGTCTAGATAAGAAAATGTTTGATAGATTTGATATGGTCTTATCTGGCCACTTTCATCACAAATCAAACGATGGAACAATCTTCTATCTTGGTAATCAATATGAAATGACTTGGGCTGATTATAATGATCAAAGAGGATTTCATATCTTTGATACTGATACAAGAGAATTAACTTTTGTACCTAATCCATATAAGATGTTCTATAAGATTACATATGATGATACAGTAAATGATTTTGAATTTTGGAAGACATATGATTTTGACCAACACAAAGATAGTTTTGTTAAAGTTGTTGTACTCAATAAACAAAATCCTTATCTGTTCGATACTGTCCTTGATAATTTATATAAAGCTCAAGCAGCAGACATATCAATTGTTGAAGACTTCACAGACAATTTGATTGATATGGATCAGGATATTATTGACCAAGCAGAAGATACAATGACTATCTTATCTAAGTATATTGACAATTTATCACTTCAAGTTGAACCCGAAAAACTAAAGACTGTTATGCGGGAACTTTATGTTGAAGCTTTGAATGTTGAAAGAACTGAATGATTATTTTTCGTTATGTGCGTTGGAAGAACCTTCTTTCAACTGGAAATTATTTTACTGAAATAAATTTACATAATAACTCTAATACTCTTGTTGTTGGAGAAAACGGTTCGGGTAAGAGTACAATGCTTGATGCATTGTGTTTTGCCTTGTTTGGTAAGGCGTTTCGAAGTATTAATAAACCGCAACTACTCAACTCGATCAATCAGAAAGATTGTGTCGTTGAAGTGGAATTTGATTCAAACAATAAATCATACAAAGTCATTCGTGGTATTAAACCAAATGTCTTTGAGATTTATTGTGATGGTGAACTTGTTAATCAAGATGCAGCCGCAAGAGACTATCAAGAATACCTTGAGAAGTTTGTTCTTAAACTAAATTACAAATCATTCACTCAGATTGTAATTTTAGGTTCTGCATCATTCACACCGTTCATGCAGTTATCTTCTTCCGATAGAAGAGCTATCATTGAAGACTTACTTGATATTCAAATCTTTTCTACAATGAATTCTATTGTTAGAGAAAAGATGGGTATCAATAAAGAAACTATTACTGTAACAAAGTATGATATAGATTTGACACAACAGAAATATGATTTAGAGAAAAAACATATTGATGAAGTAAAACAAAATAATGATGAGAAGGTGAAATCATATGAGAGTGAGATACTTAATAGCAACCAAACCATACAAGCCTTACATGACGAGATTGCTAACGTCACAAGACAAGTTGAGGTCTACTCTACCGATGTGGCACTACAGGTTGAAACTGAGGGTAAGGTTAAGAAGCTTGGAAAACTTGAATCGCAGATTGAAAGCAATCTCTCCAAGTTTCAGAAAGACATTAGTTTCTTTCAACACAATGATGATTGTCCAACGTGTAGGCAGTCCATTGCCACCGAGTTTAAAGAAGGACAGATACAGTCCTTGCAAACAAAAACAACCCAATGCGAGCTTGGACTAAAAGACCTTGAGACTAAGTTATTAGAAGAGCAGGCTAAACTGAATAAGATTGCTGAAACACAAAGATCAATTCAAAAATTACAAATTGAAATTGCAACTAAGAGTACAACAATCAATGAAGTCAATAAGTATATTTCTAAAATACAGAAAGAAGTTGCGGCATTGAAAGAGACAAAAGGTTCAACACAGCAACAAGAGATACAGCTGCAAGAACTCGCAAGTCTGTTGAAACAACTAGAATCAGACTTAAAAGTATTAATAGAAGAAAAGACATATTACGAAACAGCCTCTGGTTTATTAAAAGACACAGGTATTAAAACGAAAATCATTCGTCAGTATTTACCAGTAATCAATAAACTAGTAAACAAATATTTATCATCGTTAGATTTCTTTGTTAACTTTAATCTTGATGAATCATTTAAAGAAACTATCAAGTCTCGCCATCGTGATGATTTCTCTTATCATAACTTTTCTGAAGGTGAGAAACAACGTATTGATATGGCATTGATGTTGACATGGCGTGCTGTTGCGAAGTTAAAGAACTCTGCAAATACTAATCTGTTAATACTTGATGAGACATTTGATTCAAGCCTAGATACTAATGGCACAGAAGAACTGATGAAGATACTTCACATGCTTGATGGTGTTAATTTGTTTGTTATATCACACAAAGGTGATATTCTACAAGATAAGTTTTTGAATGTGATTAAGTTTGGTAAAGAAAAGAATTTTTCGAGGATATTAAAATGAGTAACGAAATACTAACAATCGATACTGGTGCTGGATTATTAGAAGAAAAGATAACTCCGTTTCCAATTTATGCAGATACGCATCCATTACTATTAGAAGTAATGCCAGAATACAAAGGTGAAATACCATCTTTTGATTTACATCAACTGATTAAGAAATTAAAAGCTACACGAAAAGCTTATGGTGGTATTGGTCTTTCTGCTAATCAATGTGGTGTTAAAGCCAGAGTGTTTGTTTTAGGATATGAAGACTCGTTTGATATGGTGTGTATCAATCCAAAAGTATTAGAGATATCAGAAGAAGTTATAAATGACAATGAAGGCTGTCTTTCATTTCCTGGATTGTATTTGAAGATAAAAAGGTCAAGTAAAATTAAAGTTGAATACACTACAGAAGATGGAAAAGTTACACAAGTTGAATTGACTGGCTTAACTGCTAGATGTTACTTACATGAATTGGATCATATGAATGGTGTTAAATTCACAGACTATGTTGGTCCTCTTGCTTTAAAAATAGCAAAAGAAAAACAACAAAAGAGAATCAAGAAACATACGAGAATGGCCAAGAAATGAATTTAGCAACCATTGCCGATTTAGATAGTATTAAAACTATATTTGCCCCTTATGCAAAGGCATACTTTCCTCATATCAGACAAGATTATATTTGCCGCAAAATTGAAGCAAACAATGTTATAATAGAAGATGGTGTCGTAATCATATTCGGTGTTTATAAAAAGAAACAAAAGATTGGCAATATGCAAGCTGTGAGAGGTGATGCTCACATTGGACAGATTGTTACCTTGTCTCAAGGTGCTGGTAATGCTTCTAAAGTACTTAATAAGTTTTTCAAAGAAGTAAATACGAATGTGTGGTTGACTGTAAGAACATCTAACGATAGAGCCAGAGCATTCTATGTGAAGAATGGAATGAAAGAAGTTGGTTCGATTGCGTGGGCATCAGGTACAATACCTGGTACTATTTACAAATATGAGATATAATGAATTATTTTTATGAAAAGAATACAGAACTCTTAGAGTCTACTGTTAACAAAAAATTTGAAGAACTTCTTTGGATGACCAAAGATGAATTTCGTCAATGGGTAATTGACATGAGAGCTGAAGTTGTTCGTTTGTGGGATGAAAAAGGTCAACCACCAAGAGTTGGTTACAATGAATTGGAAATCATTAACCAGTTTAACGAGATGACTGCTTTTCCTGTTCGCAAGTTTCTTGTTGAAGATGAATTGACTGGTGAGAAAGATGTGATTCGTAATACATCAGTTGTTGGCAATGCAGTCAACCAATGGTTCCCAACCATGATGAAGACACGCATCAACTATACCAAAGATGTAAACAAAGGTAAATCAATCTATGATTACTTTGCTAAAGAAGAATTGTTAGATACGTTTGTGACATATGCATCACGGCATTTCAAAAGAGATTCATTCTATCATCACTCTACGCCCATTAAAGCTAGTCAGTTGATTGATGAGATTGGTAGTTACAGATACATTGCCAAATCAGCAGAAGACTTTATTGCTTGGTTTGAAACTAATGCTCGTGCGTATGATACACATGACTATTGGTTAGAACCTACTAATGCAGATAATGAATATACTGGTTACAATGAAGACTTGAAGAATCAAACATACTTGCAAATTAGTAAAGATGATTTGTTGAAGTTAAATGTTCCTGCTAATTCTATTACAAACATCGAACACAAAGATGCACA